GAATATGATCACTCATGATATCCCAGTCTTCTGGGGTCACAACATTCTTCAGAATTAACTGTGTTTTGAGCATATCATGGAACATTCTAGAAAATCTCTTTCTTAAACGTCCAACAAATTTAGTGAATTTTAATTCATCACGTAGTATTTCTGATGATCTTCCTAAATTAAATCCTCCTTCTCCGTCCATTCTAGATGGTGGAACATTGAGTGAACGGTACAATTTCTTCTTGAAGTACTCAATGTCAGTGATTTCTCCAAGGTTTTGGCCTCCAGGAAGAGTAGAAATTTCAGTACCACGTCCTCCTTCCCTTCTGGGTAACCAGAAATCTTCCAACATCGCCATATACTTTTTGTCATCACGAATCTCTCCAGTATTTGCATCGTATACTAACTTGTTACGATACCTCATCATAACATCACGAAGGTATTGTTCTGCCTTAACTTTAGGTAGATTACCAACGTCAATATAGAATATTCTTCTTTCTGGTGCTCTTGATAATCTGTATATAACAAGACTATCCTCAATCATTCTTAATTGATTGAGTGACTTAATTGCTTTATGAAGATAAGAAAGTGTTGATCCCTTATTTCTATCTACTAATCCAGAAGTACAATAGGTAATTGCATCCTTTGCAATCTTAACTCCTTGACTTGGACCTTTTGCATTAATGTTACCAGTTGGGTAAATACCCTTCTGATTGTAAATAAAATACTCTTCGATTTCTGGGAATTCATAATCCATTGGATCATCCCCAGTATTTGAAACCTTATACTTATCTGCTGCTTTCTTCTTTTCTTGTCTAACATGACGCATTTTCATTGCGTCAATGTATCTCATTTCTTGAATACCATCCTGTGGTCTCTTTAAATCTATAATCTTATGATAATAAATTCTTCCATCAATATACCAATTCCTATAAATTTCATGTGCTTTCTTATCAAAGTCCATGATATCCAATAGATATCTGAACTCTTTTCTAATTTTATCTTTAATACCATCACTAGCATTAAGATTAGAAAGTTCAATTTCTACTGGTGTATCATTTGTATCTGATACAATTGCTTCATTTACAATATCTTCAATGGCACTATCCGCTTCTGGATGAAGTGCCATCTCACGATATCTTTTCAATAGGTCAAATTCAGTTCTGTAGATACCTTCGATATCAACGTAAGAACCAAAAAAACCACTACTCATATAGTGGTCGCTCCCATCCTCGTTATTTGGAGGAATGGGAGATACCGCAGTTTGAGATAGTGATTCGGAGTCCTCTATTGAGAACCCAAATAATTTTGCCATGATTTATAGTTTCCTTACGTACTATTTAGTTAGCCGTTAGAACCGCCAGCCCCGTTAAACTTGTAAGATTGGACTTGGAAGTCAACAGTAAACTCTTCTATAGTATCGGTTGAATCGTAAGATAAGTCAATAGCCGCCACAGTTGAAGGCCAAATATTGTAGAATTCATACTCTTTAAGAACGCTATTTGCAGTTCCAGAGTTAGACTTACTATTTGGTGTAGATCCTCTACCTAACTGGTAAACTTTAGCACTTACCATATATGCTTCTGGATCTGTTGCACCCAAGTTATTGTCTAACCTAGCAATTAAATCTGTCCACTCTTCGAATGCGTTTCTTAACTTAAATCCTTCATCGTTAATTATAGTCACTGTCCAAGGATCAATTGTCCTATCTCCAGCAACTTTAAAAATACGACCTCTGAATGGGATGTCAATGTTTGCGACGTTTGAAGCAGGTAGTGTTGCTGCTTTGCACATATATGAAAAATCTGACGCATCCCAACTAATTCCAGCAGGTAGAGTTGTGAGTTCTACCTCGAACAGATTGGGGCGAGCACCGCCACCAATCAGTGCTCCCTTAAAGTCAGAGATTGTTCTGTTCTCTTTCGTTGATGCCATAATTCTGTACTCCTCCTAGTAGTTATTTAGATGAATTAATGGGAATTAAACACGACCAGCAACTTCATCGAAGCTAACACCAGTTCTAGTAGCAACAAATGTAAGAGTTACATAGTTGATAGACTTGGCAGGCTTCAGATAGATGTCTGCTCTAAACTCATTGTTATCAATAATATCAGGAGTGTTATTTGTTGTGTCGCAAACAACTAGGAATCCGTAGAGTCCACGTTTTGCTTCAACATCTCGTAGATAAGGTTCAACAATGTTTCTAAAGTTTGCTCTCGTTAACTCATCATTTAACTCAAAGAGTTGTGCTTCTGCAGCTTTCTGCAGTGCTTGCTCAATCGTCAAGAATAAACGGCGAACGTTAATTCTGTCAAACGCTGATGCATATGCGAGTGCGGTTTTGTCTCCAAAGAGAAGTGTTCCTGTACCAGGTTTTGTAACAACAGCGTTAATTCTGTTAGGATACAATTGATCTCTTTGATCCTGTGTTGGGTTGTATGCAAGTTTAATTGCATTGTTTATGATACCTCTTTGCTGACCAGCAGGAGAGAACCAAGGATATGCAACGACATTTGTGCGACACATTAGTCCAGCAATGTCTCCATTGGTTGGAATGTATCTAAATTCGTTGTTAAATCTGTCGTAAGTGTACTTGTAACCACTATCGAAGATTCCATAAGAGGAAGATGATAGAGGAGCGAAGTATGTAATTAGGTTTGTAGTCTGCGTAGTTGTGTTTGTTACGTTAACAAGGTCTTGTCTATGAGGACCGATACATGCAACACAGTCTTTTCTGTCTCCAACAATGGATAACAGACTATTTGCTTTTGCCTGTGAGAGGTCTCTGGCACCTAAACCAGGCCCCATGATTAGGTAATCTACCTGAATCTCATCTTTATTGGCAAACAGATTATAAGATGTCTTAAGATCACCTAGGGTAGCAGTCATGCCACCATTCTGTCCGACTTCGGGAATTCCAGCACCGTAGTCAACACCACCACCGAAACTATAGGTTTTATTTCCTATTAGTGAGAATGTAGAATCTTGTGCCTTTTGTCCCCATAAACCTTGAGCAGTTGTATAAGGAGTAAACTCTGTACCAAATCCAGATGCAATTGGGTCTGTATCCCAATAAGTATCTTTAGCAGCAGATACGTTATATCCTGCGTAGATATTGTCTGAATAATCTGCAAGATACTGCTTGTAGTATATTTTCTGTGGAGAATTTACTGCGGAGATAGCATCTTCTGCTTTAGAAAGACTGATATGCTTCTCTATAATAGCACCTTGAACTCCACTGATAACACCAAAATCATCAACAACGGCAATATGCATTCCGTCGTTCTTGCCCTTTCTCTTGGTTACGTAATTGTTAGATTGTGGTCTTGGAGCAAGAGACTTCCAGTAAACTACTGAATTCTCTAATCCTAGAACCTGATTATCATACCAATCTTCTGCAACTGAAATTGCGGCAGTTACTGCAGTATTAGGAGCATTAGGAGCACCAGTGTTAATACCAGAGTTGTTTACAAACCAGATATTATCGGAAGTATCGAATGAAGCGTATTGTGTATACTGCTTGTAATCGATTTTTGTTTCAGTTCCTGCACCAGAGACTCTTGATACAACCTTAACATCGATTGTAGAAAGACTATTTGTTGCGTCAGTTGAAACACCAGTGATAATACCTTTCAGGTATCCACTGAATCCAGCAGTACTACCTGCACCAGGTATGACTACATCTGATAGTGCTGCGGTAACACCATTACCAACAAGAGCACCATAATCTCCTGGACTGGTGGTTGTTATTCCTAAAGTTTGGTCTGCCAAGTCGTCAATGAAACAAACTTTTAAACCGTTTGCCCATGAACCTGGGTTCTTTGCACCGTAGGTAAATTCTGTCGATGTATTCCAGTTGTTCTGGTAATCATCGTAATTCTTAATCTTTAAATTACCAGCAGACGTAGATGCTATTCCCACACCAGCGTTTGCGTTGTTTAAGTTGGTTCCGTCAGTACGGCAAACTTTTAAGACTCCCCCATAGGAAAGATAAGATGCTGCAGACATCCAGTACTCGTATTGGGCATCCGTTCCTAGCGGTTTACCGTATACGTTGATTAGATCCTCTTCTGTAGCAATATCAATTGGTTCATCGACGGGACCGATGCTGAATGGACCAGCAATCGCACCGATGTTATCCAGTACATTCTCAGCTCTTCCTACTGTAAGGTCAACCTCTCTCGTTAATACACCAGGAGATAATTGAGGTGTCGCCATGCTTTAGACTCCGATACTCA